TGCGCGAGAACATGTTGGCTACACCGCCAGAAATCTTGCAAGGCCGTGACATTGACATTGAGTATGTGTCACCGCTGGCAAAAGCACAGAAATCAAACAGCCTCAACAACACAATGCGTGCGCTTGAGATACTGCTTCCGCTTGCACAATCGCTTCCAGTGGGCGACCACCTCGACCCTGATGGCTTGGTTGAGCATGTCACTGATGCGCTGGGAGTTCCAAAAACTACACTGCGCACTAGCCGTGAGGTAGCTGAGACACGCAAAGCCCGCGCAGAACAAGAGGCAATGATGCAACAGCGTCAGATGGAACAGGAAGATGTCTACACCACAGCACAAGCGGCACAGGCCGTTAGGATGGTTGGCGAATGAAGGAAATAATTAATCAACCGCCAGCGTGGATGTCCCGCGCACTAAACCCCGAAACGCCTATGACAGAAGCGCGAGAAACAGTTAGAACTATAAGTATGGATGGAAAACTTTTTCCAACTATAAGAATGATAGATGGAGTTCTAACAAAACTCAGTGATAAAGACGCATATGATTTTGCCATTAAAGAAGGTGATTTTATTCAGTTTGAAAATGACGCTGCTGCTACTGAGTTTTCAAAAATGTTAAGCAAACTTATAGGGCAGAAGCGAAATAAAACTATTCTTTCGGGGGCTAAATGAAGCAGCTAGAACAATTAAAAGACATGTATAACCAGACTTTCGACTCCGATGCGGGCAAGAAAGTTCTGAGAGACCTTGAGGCACGCTGTAACTGGCGTGCTTCAAGCTATGTGGCAGGCGATGCTAACGCCACAGCTTTCGAGGAAGGAAAACGCGCTGTTATCCTTCACATACACAACATGATGACAGAGGAGTAACGATGTCTGAAGAAGCAATCGAACAGGTAGCCCAGCCAGAGGCGACCATGCTGGAAACACCAGCAGAGGTAGCACAAGGCGGGTCTGGTCACGATTTTCTGAACCTGATTCCAGAGGAATTGCGTGACCACCCAAGCCTATCCCCTATTAAAGATGTGGGAAATCTGGCGAGGTCTTATGTAAATGCGCAACGACTCATTGGCGCGGACAAACTGCCAATGCCAGTCAACCCAACGGATGACGACCTAGACAACATCTATGGGAGACTAGGGAGACCAGAAACGCCGGATGGCTATCAAGTAGCAGCTGACGGCAACATCGTCACCGAAGAAATAGCTAACGATTTCAAAGGGGTGGCGCACCAACTTAGACTGACACCTGACCAAGCATCAGGTATCTTGGAATACTACAAGTCAATGTCCGAAGGCAGTGTTGCAAAAATGCAACACAATGAGCGGCAGTATCAAGACCAAGTGCAGACCGAACTCAAGCAAGAGTGGGGTGAGGCATACGATAGCAAGATACAGGCAGCTGCGAATGCGTTTCAGGAATTTGCTTCACCCGATGTGCTAGAGATGCAGCTTGCTGACGGCACAAAGATTGGCAATCACCCTGAATTTATTAAGGCATTTGCAAACATTGCGGCCTTCAGGCATAGTGTGACAAGTGAAGATACAGTGTCTGACTCAACACAGGCAGGGTTTATGTCGAAGGACGCCGCACAAGCGGAGATAAATTCGATTATGACCTCATCGGTGTACACAGACTCGAAGAACATTGTAGGTCGCCAGCAGGCGATTGACAGGGTTCAAGAACTGATGACGTACATCCATGGATGACGTTGAGATTAGACTAGAGTGTTTGCGAGTCGCGTTAGAGTATGGCACACAGCGCGACATCGTAAAACCGGACTTACTCGCGGACAGGTACTACGAGTGGGTCACACAGGGTAGCGGGTCATCTCGTCCTGTTGGCAGTCGGGAAGACGACAGCCCCAAAAGGGCTAATAAAGCTAGGAGTGTCCGCAAGGGTAGCACACCGCAATTCGTGTAAATGTAACCGTGAAAAAAGGAGGACATTATGTCCACACAAGTAACCACGGCATTTGTACAACAGTATTCTGCGAACGTGCAGATGCTATCACAGCAGATGGGTTCTCGTCTGCGTGATGCGGTGCGTATTGAGAATGTTGTTGGCAAGAATGCCTTCATCGACCAAATCGGTGTAGCGACTGCGCAAGTGCGTACAACTCGCCACGCTGACACGCCACAGATTGACACGCCACACTCACGGCGCCGTCTGACTTTGGCCGACTACGAGTATGCAGACCTTATTGACGACCAAGATAAGATTCGCATGCTTATCGACCCAACATCATCTTATGCAAAAGCCGCAGCAGCAGCTATGGGCCGTTCAATGGATGACGTTATTATCGCTGCTGCCCTTGGCACAGCGGCAACTGGCGAAACTGGTTCAGGCACACAGGCTTTGACCAACACCATCGCTAACGGCAACACTAACCTGACTCTCGCAAAGCTGCGTGAGGCTAAGTTTACCTTGGATTCAGGTGACGTTGACCCGTCAATCCCACGTTACATTGCTGTTGGACCAAGCCAGATTCAGTCTCTGCTTGCTGACACAAACGTAACGTCGAGCGACTTCAACAGTGTTAAGGCTCTTGTACAGGGCGAACTGGATACCTTCATGGGCTTCAAGTTCATCATGTCAAATCGCCTGACCACAAGCGATGGTTCTGAAACTGATGATGTTCGTAACTGCTTTGCATGGGCAGAAGACGGAATCACACTGGGTCTTGGCAAAGACGTATCAGCACGCATTGACGAGCGGGCAGACAAGAGTTACGCAACTCAAGTCTACTACTGCATGTCACTTGGTGCGGTTCGTATGGAAGAAGCCAAAGTCGTACAAATCGACTGTGACGAGTCTCCAGACTAAGTTTAGCGGGGGCGGGCAACCGCCCCCTCTTTCTTTGAGGGGCGTATGTGAAACAGAATAGCGATTTCAAATATGACCTAGAGGTAGGCCAGCTGTATGAAAAGTGGCTGGGCGATTTACTAGAAAGCAAGACGATAGAAGTTAAACGCGACTTCATGGCTTCACAGACCGGAAATGTGTTTGTGGAGTTTTTTTGTAGGGGCAAGCCGTCAGGCATCAGCACTACAGAAGCAGAGTTTTGGGCATTTATACTTGCAGACAAAACTGTGGTATTATTGCCCACAGAAAGATTAAAGGTTTTGGCAAGAGAGGCCCACAAAGCAGGGCAGATAGCCAAAGGCGGGGATTCAGGCGCAAGCAAGGGCGTGCTAGTTAGTGTAGAGAGGTTAGTAAGACAATGCCTTCAGTAGTGGATATTTGTAACGAGGCGATGGACCTACTGGGCGCGGCAACCATTACCTCACTGACAGAAAACTCAAAGGAAGCCAGACTGTGTAACCGCCGTTTTGAGACGGTGCGTGACGCTGTACTGCGCTCACACCCTTGGAACGTTGCTATCACACGCAAGTCGTTGCCAAAAGATAGCGAAGCGCCTGCGTTTGGTTTCTTGTACCAGTACACATTACCAACAGACCCATACTGTTTACGGCTGCTTTCGTTCTGGAACAGCAACGTGAACAATGAGATTGCGGCGTATGACAGCCAGATTATGTACAAGGTTGAAGGCCGGAAGATTCTGAGCAACGAAGACACATGCAAGATTGTGTATGTCGGACGCATTGAAGATACAGAGTCTTACGACTCGATGCTTTCTAGCACCATCGCAAGCGCGTTGGCTGCGGAAACAGCATACGCAATCACAGGCAGTTCAAACATTGCGCAGCTAATGGAACAGCGTTACCAGCAGAAGATGCGCGAGGCTCGTTCAGCTGATGCCATGGAAGGCATGCCAGACCAAATTCAGGCCGATGACTTTATTAATGTAAGGCTCTAACATGGCGCGTGTATCCACTATCGTCACAAACTTTCAGTCGGGCGAACTGTCGCCCAGGCTAGAAGGCCGCATTGATTTGCAGAAATATCAAAGCGGCGTGCAGCAGCTGACAAATATGCTGGTGTTTCCGCAAGGCGGCGCAACCCGCAGGCCCGGCACATACTATGCAGGCTCGTCAAAAAGCAATGGCAAGGTGCGGCTGATACCGTTTGAGTTTAGTGATGAGCAGGCATACATCATTGAACTGGGCGCAAACTACATGCGCTTTTATACAGATGGTGGGCTGCTTGTATCGGGCGGTTCCGCTGTTGAGGTTGTAACGCCATACTCAGTGACAGAAATATTCGAACTTACTTACACGCAGTCAGCTGACGTTATTTACTTTGCGCACAAAGACCATGAGCCTGCAAAGCTGACACGCACAACGGCGACTAGCTTCACATTTCAGGACATTGATTTTGTTGATGGGCCTTGGCTAGACGAAAATACAACAGACATAACACTATACGCCTCTGCCGCAACAGGAAGCGTAACAATTACAGCATCTGCCGCATTATTTA